GCCGAATGACAAAGATCGAGAGATGGTTGAGAAGCTGGCGAACTGGGGCGTCGCCGAGCATCACATCGCGCCGCTCATTGGCGATGGCATAAACACGACCACGCTGCGCAAGTACTTCATGACGGAACTCGAGCGCGGCAGGGCTAAAGCTAGTGCCGGCATCGGGCAGACGCTCTATCAGAAGGCTATGGCCGGCGACGTGGCGTCGCTTATCTGGTGGACAAAGACGCAGATGCGCTGGACGGAAGCACCGCGCCAGATCGAGGTGAGCGGCAATATCTCCATCACCGACGCGCTCGCCCAGGCGCAAGCTCGCTTGATCGAGGCCGAAATCATCGAGATGGACGCGCCGTTACTGACCGTAACAGACCCCGTTACGCTTGTTACGGACGCCGTTACGGTAAGTGAGAAGGTATGTATTGACGCCAAACACCCCGCAAACCCGCATGAATCCTAGGTCGATGGCGGATACATCCTCCGCCATCATTCCGATGCGTCGCAACGCTGGAAGCGAAAATCCAATGAAATCAACGATTTAACGGCGAAAATTCAAGTCCAGAGGGTCCGACCGAGGGTTTTCCCGTAGGCCCGAGGGGGCCGGGGGGGGCCGGCGGCCGACCGGTCACGGTGACGGTGGCCCCACAAGAATTTTTTTTATTTTTTGAAAAATGCAAAAAACTCGTTACAGCGCCGAAGACGAACAGATCCTGATGACCAAGTTATGGTCGCCGACGATTGCGGACAACCCGGAGGCGTTTGTGTTGTTTGCGTTCCCGTGGGGTCAGCCGAACACGCCGTTGGCGAAGTTTGGTGGGCCGAGGAAATGGCAGCGGGAGATTTTGAGGGACATTGCCAAGCACATTAAGGACAATCAGGGGCAGGTGGATATGCAGACGCTGCGTGAGGCGGTGTCTAGTGGCCGTGGTATTGGCAAGTCTGCGCTGGTGAGTTGGTTGATTCTGTGGATGCTTACGACGAGGATTGGCTCGACGGTGATTGTTAGTGCAAACAGTGAGAGCCAGTTAAGGTCGGTGACCTGGGGTGAGTTGACCAAGTGGCAAGCGATGATTATCAACAGCTACTGGTGGGAGATCAGTGCAACGAAGATTGTGCCGGCGCAATGGTTGACGGAGCTCGTTGAGCGGGATCTGAAAAAGGGGACGCGCTACTGGGCGGCAGAGGGCAAGTTGTGGTCAGAAGAGAACCCGGATGCGTATGCGGGGGTTCACAACCATGACGGGATGATGTTGATCTTTGACGAGGCGTCAGGGATACCGGATCCGATTTGGGCGGTGGGTGCGGGGTTTTTTACTGAGAATATCTTAGACAGGTACTGGTTTGCGTTTAGTAATCCGAGGAGGAATAGTGGGTATTTCTTTGAGACATTTCATGGCAAGCGGGATTTTTGGAAGGGCCGGCAGATTGATGCCAGGGAGGTTGAGGGGACGGACAAGAATACGTATGAGCAGATCATTGCCGAGTATGGTGAGGATTCGCCTCAAGCGCGGGTGGAGGTATACGGGGAGTTTCCAGCTAGTGGGGACGATCAGTTCATTGGACCAAGGTTGGTTGATGATGCGATGGAGCGGGAGAAATACAAGGATCAGACCGCGCCGATTGTCATTGGTGTTGATCCGGCGCGAGGAGGATTGGATTCAACGGTTATCGTGGTTCGCCAAGGCCGCGACATTGTTGCGATAAAGCGGTTTAGGGGCGACGATACGATGACGACGGTGGGCAATGTGATTGACGCGATTGAGGAGTACAAGCCCACGTTGACGGTAATTGATGAGGGTGGTTTAGGGTATGGAATACTTGACCGATTGGTTGAACAGAGGTATAAGGTGCGAGGGGTAAACTTTGGCTGGAAAGCCAAGAACCCCGTAATGTGGGGTAATAAGCGGGCTGAGATGTGGGGTGCGATGCGGGACTGGTTAAGGTCTGCGAGCATTCCGAAGGATCGGCAGTTAAAGGCCGATCTGGTTGGGCCAATGAAAAAGCCCAATAGTGCTGGCACGATCTTCCTTGAGGGTAAGAAGGAGATGAAGTCTAGAGGATTGGCATCACCTGACGCAGCCGACGCGCTGGCGGTGACCTTTGCATATCCTGTAGCGCACCGTGAGTACACAGAAAAAGCGCGTACGATTGTTTCCAATAGGGCTACAATGTCTGGATCTTGGATGGGTGCATAGTGCCTAGCCTTTTTTTAGGTTTGGTTTTCAAATTAGTCAATATGCTTAAAAAGTCTGCTTCCCCCAAAGCGTTCAAAGAGAACGTAAAGACTGAAGTAAAGGCCGGTAAGCCGGTCAAACAGGCCGTGGCGATAAGTTATGCTGTTAAACGAGCGGCGGCAAAGAAATGAGTAAGCCCGGACTCTACGATAATATCCATGCTAAACAAGCGCGTATTAAAGCGGGTTCTGGCGAGAAGATGAACAAGGTTGGCAGTAAAAATGCCCCAACCGCTAAGGACTTTAAAGAGTCTGCCAAGACGGCGAAGAAGAAGTGAAAAAAGGCGTATCGTTATCGGTCGGGCGTGGCGAGAAGTTGCCGGTTAGCAAGGGTGCTGGCCTGACAGAGAAAGGGCGCGAGAAGTACAATCGGGAAACTGGTAGTAATTTGAAAGCACCAGCGCCTAATCCAAAGACAGAAGCGGATAAAGGCAGGAAGTCTAGCTTTTGCGCTAGAATGGAAGGGGTTGTAGCCCACGCCAAAGGCGATGCCGAGCGGGCTAAGGCGTCACTTAAACGCTGGAAGTGTTGATGGCTGACTACACTGGTATTAACGCTGTTGGCAACGTCGCACTGGGTGGCAAACCACTCAAGAGCGACTCGGATGTGCTGTCAACGGCACGAGATCGCCTGTCAATGGCAATCTCGGCGTACTCTGAAAGTCGAGAGGATGAGCTAGACGACCTGCGTTTTTATGCGGGTAGCCCCGATAACCAGTGGCAGTGGCCCGCAGATGTGCTGGCGACCCGTGGTGCGGTGCAGGGTCAGACGATTAACGCGCGGCCATGCTTGACGATTAATAAGCTGCCGCAGCACGTACATCAGATTACCAACGACCAGCGCCAGAACCGGCCTAGTGTCAAGGTCATCCCGGTTGATGACAACGCGGACGTTGAGGTTGCCGAGATTTTCAACGGCATGATCCGGCATATCGAGTACATCTCGGATGCGGACGTGGCCTACGATACGGCTTGCGAGAACCAGGTTGCGTATGGCGAAGGTTATATTCGGATTCTGACCGAGTATTGCGACGACGATACGTTTGACCAAGACATTAAGATTGCGCGGGTACGCAATAGTTTCTCGGTCTACATGGACCCTCTGATTCAGGACCCGTGCGGCAGTGATGCCGAGTGGTGTTTTATCACTGAGGACTTGTCTAAAGCCGAATATGCGCGGCTGTTCCCTAACGCATCGCCCTTGTCTACGCTTGAGACGCTGGGTGTAGGGGATCAGAACCTGAGCCAGTGGCTAAATACCGATACGATCCGGATTGCTGAGTATTTTTATTGCGAATACGACACTCAGACGTTGAATTTGTACCCTGGTAATGTGACTGCATTCCAAGGAACGCCGGAAGATAAAGAGTTGCGGGCGGTTTACGGTAAACCAAAGAAGTCACGCCAAGCGGATCGCAAGAAGATTTGCTGGACAAAAATTAACGGCTACGAAATCCTTGAAAAGCAGGAATGGGCCGGTAGTTGCATCCCTGTTGTGAGGGTGATTGGTAACGAATACGAGGTTGAGGGTCGGATTTACATCAGTGGTCTGGTGCGTAACGCAAAAGATGCACAACGGATGTACAACTATTGGACTAGCCAAGAGGCAGAGATGCTGGCGCTGGCTCCAAAGGCCCCGTTTATCGGTTATGGCGGCCAGTTTGAGGGGTACGAGACCCAGTGGAAGACCGCAAACACGAATAACTGGCCGTATTTGGAGGTCAACCCAGACGTAACGGACGGCCAAGGCGCAATATTGCCGCTGCCCCAACGTGCGCAGCCGCCAATGGCTTCATCTGGCCTGTTGCAAGCCAAAGTGGGTGCTTCCGAGGACATCAAGTCCGCAACGGGGCAGTACAACGCCTCGTTGGGCATGACTTCCAACGAACGCTCTGGCAGGGCTATTTTGGCTCGCCAGCGTGAGGGTGATGTTGGCACTTACCACTACCAAGACAACCTAGCACGGGCTGTTCGGTACGTTGGTCGGCAGTTGGTGGACATGATCCCCAAGATTTACGACACGCAGCGCATCGCCCGAATCATCGGGATTGATGGCGAGACGAAGATGGTCAAGATTGACCCGACTCAGGCCGAACCAGTGCGTAAGATCCAGAACCAAGAAGGGATTGTGATCGACAAGATCTACAACCCGTCTGTTGGCAAGTACGACGTAGTGGTTGCGACTGGTCCGGGTTATGCAACCAAGCGCCAGGAAGCGTTGGAAGCGATGGCGCAACTGCTGCAAGGCAACCCACAACTTTGGTCAGTCGCTGGCGATCTGTTCGTTAAGAACATGGACTGGCCTGGTGCTCAGGAAATGGCAAAGCGTTTTGCCAAGACAATTGATCCCAAGCTCATGGGCGACGCTGAGGACAATCCAGCTTTGCAAGCGGCGCAGCAGCAGATGCAAGCGATGGCGGCAGAACTGGATCAAATGCACCAGATGCTGCAAAATGTCGGCAAGTCAATGGAAGCGCAGGACATGGAGCGCAAAGACTTTGAGGCGCAGATTAAGGCGTATCAGGCTGAGACGCAGCGTATTAGTGCTGTTCAGGCGGGTATGTCCGAAGAACAGATCCAAGACATTGCAATGGGCGTGGTCGCTGCGGCTATGGAGTCGCAGAGTTTGATGATGCCAGAGATGCGCGAAGAACCTGCGCCAATGGATATGATGCCTGAGCAAGGAATGATACAATGAAATGCGCGGATTTTGTAGGGCTTTTGTTCTTGGCGCGGGATGTGGCGCATAGCGTCCATCTAAATACCCGCAGCTACAGCAAGCACAAGGCGCTCGGTCATTTTTACGAACTGATTGTTGAAGCGGCAGATGACTTTGCCGAGGCTTACCAGGGGCGGCACGGGTTGATTGGGCCAATTACGCTGATGACAGCCAAGAAAACGACTAACATTGTTGAGTTTCTGGAAGAACAGTTGAAAGAAATTGAAGGTTGCCGATACGAGATTGTTGACAAGACGGATATGTCTCTGCAACAGTTGATTGATAATATTATTGAAATATACTTACGCGCTTTGTATCGCTTGCGGTTTTTGGCGTAAAAGGAACCTAGAGTAATGGCTAACACCAAGATTTCTCAGCTACCCGCAGCAACGACCCCGCTAACGGGTACAGAGCTTGTTCCGATTGTTCAGAACGGCGTAACCGTTAATGTTACGGCTCAGAACCTTAACGGTGGTGGCTCGGGCGGTGGGGCTGTTACGCAGGTTTCTACAGGAACGGGGCTTACGGGTGGTCCAATTACTACGTTTGGCACGATTTCAATTGCCAATACAGCGGTAACTCCCGGTACCTACACAAATCCAAGTGTCACGGTTAACGCGCAAGGTCAAGTTACGGCAGCATCGTCTGGTTCAACGCCGGTAACGAGCGTGTCTGGCACGGCCAACGAGATCACCTCATCTGGTGGCACAACCCCTACGCTGTCTTTGCCTAGTGCTCTTACCTTTACCGGCAAGACGGTTACTGGCGGTATTTATACCGGGGCCACGGTAGAGAACACGCCGATTGGTGGTACGACCCCTGCTGCTGGCACGTTCACCACGATGAACACCACAAGCGGCAACATTACGTCCGCTCCGACAACGACCAACAGCATTGTCAACAAAGCGTATGCGGACGCGGTTGCCACTGGATTGACGTTTCATGCA